AAGTAAAAATTGTAATAATTAGTGGATTATTACTTGCGTTTTGTTTAGATTTTTCATTTACATTAAATCCTGATTTCCACAATACCAATATAGGATATAATAATTCAACCTATATTACTCTTACAGCAATTATTATATTTGTTATGATGTTATTTTTGAACCGTAAAAAAGTTCAATTTCGTTAAACGATTGATAATGATTGATAATAAAAATTGATAATAATGATTAGTTATTATTATCAATTAAGCATTCATTTACTTTCGTGATTTGCGTGATTTTTTTGATTTTTTTGATTTTTTTGATTTGCGTGATTTCTTACCTCCTTTCTTGGATTTCTTACCTCCTTTCTTGGATTTCTTTCCTGCCTTCATGGATTTATTTCTGCGACGTTTTCCACCTGCTTGTGCTGGAGTAGATAAACCTAAAGCATTTCCAATATTTCCAAGAAGACTGCTGGGGGTAGTTCCTGCTGATTGTTCAGTTACTGTTCGTGTAATACCTGCTGTCATTATATATTAAAACAAGAAAATAATATATAATAATTTTGTTAAGATTTAAATTCTAAGTTTACGTATAAATTCAACTATAAGTTTTATTAAACCTTGACTCTTCGGTAAAATTCGTAAGCTACTAAACCACCGCAGATTTGAGCTACGACATAAGGCAATAAATCATTGTTGCTTAATTTACCAGCAAAGTTCATAACTACTGATACAGCAGGATTAACATGACCTCCTGAGATAGGTGCGGCTACCATAATAGCAATAATTAATGCTAAACCAATAGCAATTGGATTACCTGTTGCTAATATAACATAAACGAAGAAAGCTGTTGCAATAAATTCTACTAAATATTTATTCATATAGTATATATTTACATAAAAATAAAAATATATATTATTTAACCTCTAACACGTTTTAGTGCTGATACATGACAATTATTTGAACAACCGGTGCTTGTATCAGTAAAACTTCGTTGAACAGCAACTTGTCTTTTAAACTTGCTGTACATAGATGAATCATACACGTATTTTGGGTTGCAACTTGCACCTTCAACACCAGATGCGTCACATGAAGTAGTTTTACTATTTCTAAATACCAATCCTGATCTTCTTTTGCTATTACTTACTTGGTTAGGTCCTCCACAAGAATAATTCTTACGACCTAATATATCTCCAGCATTATTTACAGCGCGAAAAGGAGTAATAGAAACAGTTCCATTTACACCACTTTCATAAGCAGCGCCATTAAATGCTCTTACTACTTCATTACGATTTCTTGACTTAAAAGAAAGTCTATTCATTAACAATACAGGCGTATTATTTACCATATATATAGTAATAACATTAAAAATATAAAAAAAAATATTATAATTAAGTTAGGTTAATTATTGTAATTATATTTATTGTAAAATTATGTTAATTATTGTAAAATTATGTTAATTATTGTAAAATTAGGATAAAATGTTAAACTTCTAAATAGTATTTATGTAAATATACGAGGTGCTATATTCATAGTAATTAGTTCTTGAAACAATAGTTTACACGAATAAGGGATTTGAGAATATGAAAAGTCGGTTCGATTATCACACATTTTACATAAATGAATATGCAATTCATCATTATAGGATGCGATCATTCCACATTTTTTACATACAAATACTTCAAATTTATCAGAAGCATCATAAATTCTACCTTTTGTAAATCTTGATGCTCCGTGACTAACCATCGCATCTCTTTCCATTTCTCCAAAACGTAAACCACCATCACGAGACCTACCTTCAGCAGGTTGTCGGGTTAAATTAACCATAGGTCCTATCGAACGACTATGTTGTTTATCATTAACCATATGTTTTAATCTCTGGTAAAATGCGGGACCAATAAATATATTGGTTTCAATTTGTTCACCAGTTTGTCCATTATATAGCAAATCATTACCATGTGATTCATAATTTAATTTTAATAATTCTTTTGAAATATCACTTATACCAAATTCGCCAAAACTAGTTCCATCTCCGTATAATCCTAATTCAATTAAAGCTTTACCTAATAAGGTTTCTTTTAATTGAGCAATAGTCATTCTAGATGGAATAGCGTGAGGATTGATAATAATATCCGGTTTTAACCCTTCGGCAGTAAATGGCATATCATCTTCAGGAATGATTAAACCAATCGTACCTTTTTGACCATGGCGTGATGAATTACCAGTCCATACTGGTTTTCCATTTAAACGTGTTAAAAATACTCCTGAACTTACTGTTAAACAATATACATTACCTTTATAATTAATCCATTCTTCAGTTTGTCCATTTTGTGTATTTCTATGTCCATGATTTATTTCTGGTTCTAATTTATGTTTAATTATTGTAACTGTATAATTATCAGCATTAGAAATAATCATTCTATCATCACGTTTAAAATATACTTCAGTTCCCGCTTCTTTTCCATTATGAATTCTTTTATGAGATGAATAACCAGCGTGAACACATAATTTACATAAATCATCTGCCAAGATTACAGATGATGTAGAATATAAATGAGCATTAGATTTTGATATATAACCATCTCCTAACATCATAGATTGTATTAATAATTGCGATTGTTCTTTATTTAATTTCCATACCCATTCGGGCATATATTTATTTATCGCACCAACACTTAAATTTTTAAATTCATTAAATAATTGAATATCTCCAATTGACCATTTATTAGTATCACTTGGTCTAATATTTAAATTATAATTCATATTATTTATCACAGATTTCAATGCGTTTTTAACTCTAGGTTTATTAGCTGCAAAACTAACTCTACCATCAGACGCCCAACCTTCTGCTAACCAAATACCAAAGAATACTAACCAATCATTCATATTAATTATTTTTTCAGGTCTAATTTGATTATTACCATCAATATATTCATTAATTATATAATTTTCACCAATCCAATTGTTAGGTTGATAATTAGAAATGTTTTTTTTATATTTCAAACGTTTACCAAAACAATCTTTTGCATATTGAAATTCATAATTATCTTTGTATTTACTTCCTTGACCGAAACGTTTTTTTATCCACATACGATGATTAGGAGTAGTAATTAAATCTATTAATTGACTATTCAATTTATACATTTTATCATTATAATCAAAACAATGACATTCATTCGGATTTTCATATTTAATTGTATCATTTTCAATATCTAATACTCCTACTTTATCTTTTAATGTTATCGTATTAATATATTTCCATCCTTCTATTGTTAATACTTCATGTTCTGGTGTTAAGCAAAATTTATCACCAATAACTGGTTTTCTAACAGTTCTTACTCTAACCTTGGCAAAATTATATCCATCTCCATTTCTGGCTATACAATTCTTATCAATGTAGGTTTCTTCGTGAGTGCGATAACTTTTACTACAATCTTCATACTTAATTACTTTGGTGTGATCATTTCTATTTTCCTTAATTGGAGTTACTTTTGCGATAATAATATCTCTATTCTCCAATAATGTATTTTCAGGAATTACGCCTTTACTATTAATTTTATTATAATTACCAAATTTCATGCCTCGTGTTTTTGATGGATCCGGTTTCCCGCGGATTTCTTCATCACCATTCACCTTCTTATCTTCATCTTTTTCTGTGTGATAAATGGTTGCTTGAAATAATCCTCTTGCGATAGAACCAGCGTTAAATAATAAACTATCTTCTTGATTAAAACCACCATGAGTCATAATAGCTACGATTACATTCGACCCTGAAGGTATTTTATTCACTTGTATGATATTCATTATTCGTGTATCTACTAATGGTCTCATAGGATAATTCAATACATAAGCAGTTTTATCCATTCTTTTATTAAAATTAGTAACATATATCCCCATAGCTTGCTTCCCCATAGCTGCTTGATAAGTATTTCTTGGTGACTGATTGTGTTCGGGAAATGGAATACATGATGCTAATATACCGAATATTGTGCTTGGATGTATCTCACAATGAGTATAAATATGTTTTAATTTACTACTATTATTATTAATTAAATCCTTTGGTTTCATACTAATCATAGATGTGTTTTGTTCGTCGGGATCAATATACTCTATAATAGATTCTTCTAATTTTTGATTAGTCAATAAATCATCCCAAGATAATTCATTTTTGGCAATTTTATTAGTAACTTCTCTTGTGCATATACATTTATTATTTTTAACCTTAAGAATAGGTCTTGTTAATCTACCAGCATCATTACATACTCTAATTTCAAGATATTTATAATCAAATATAATGGATGTATAAATATTAATAATACCTTTGTATTTTTTTTGTTTCAACTCTGTATATAATTCGATAGGATTATTTGTAATACCAATCCAAGCGCCATTTACAAATACCTTTACTTTATTATATAAATCATACGTATTTACATCTTCTAATATTATAATATTATTTTCAATATATTTTAATATAGGTTCTGTATCTGAACCTATTGTTACATGTGTCATATAACTTAGATTTTTTACTACACCAACCGATTGACCCTCTGGTGTCTCAGCAGGACATAAAAATCCCCAACTGGCGTTATGTAACATTCTTGGCGGAATTAATTTACCACTTTTATCAATTGGAGTGCTAATTCTTCGTGAATGACTTAGACTGGAAGCATAGGTTAATCTATTTAATACTTGAGCAACACCTACCTTGGTATTATTCGCTGAATGTTTTATACCAAAATCACCTGTCGACAACGCTCTTTTAATACCATTTTCAATTGTGGTTGATTTAATAATTTTATAGATATTTGTTTTATTAATAATATTGATATAATCTTCACGCGAACGCCATGAACCATTATTAATTTCTCGGGTAATTTGTTTTTGTAAATCTTTCACCAATTTATTAAAATAATTTCTGAATAAATTATTTAATAATGTGCCTGTTAAATCGATTCGTTTATTTGAATATGAATCTCTATCATCGGGAGATAAATAACCTAAACTTGCTCTTAATAATTTAAATGACATGTAACCCAGAAAATATATCTTTTGTGTAATATTATAACAATGGGGAAATAAATCATGATTAATTATATCAAGAGCAAATTCTCGTTTTTTTATTGCACCGGTTTCTTTATCCATGTTAATTGGAGTATACATTACATGAGTTGTTATATATGTTACAGCATCATCTTGTGTTAATATTTTATTAGCATCTATAATTGATGCTTGTAATCCATATTGTATCTTTTTACTTATTTCATCTGTCTTACCTAAGTATATCTTTTCGCATATATCTTTATCTGTTAATATTCCTAACGCACGAAATACAATTAATAATGGTACCGGATTTTTTACTCTCGGTAATTGAATATATAATCCATAACCAAATCCGTTATTTTTGGTAGATACCATAATATTGAGTTGTTTAGGACTGATACATTTAAAATCAGGCACAGATTTAATTTCAGCAATCCATGACCATTTAGTATTATTTTTAGAAACATTGAAACAATATACTCTATTTTCAGCTGCTCGCTCTTGACCTAATACGGTTTTTTCTGAACCATTAATTATAAAATACCCTCCAGCGTCATATTTACATTCTTCCGTTATTTCGGGTTTGATGTGATTATATTGTTTTAAAATACATATAGATGATTTCAACATTATCGGCAGTTTTCCAATATGAACCTGGTTTATTACTTTATGTAATATTTGAATATGTTCTAGATTTTCACCATTTCTAACTATATATTTTATATTTAAATCTATTGTCATTGGTGATGCATATGTAAAATTACGTAATCTCGCCTCTTGAGGAAACATCATTTTAGTCGCACCATTGTTTTCATGTATTTGAGGACGATATATTTGAAAATTAGTAAATGTAATAAATATTTCTAATTGATATTTTTTTAATTTAATGTTATAATCCTGCTCCGATTTTATATGAACAGGATTAAACATTTCAATCGTTTTTTGTATTTGATAATTTACAAACATATTATAAGATTCTAGTTGATGTCTAACTAATTGTTCCAAATAATGACCTTTAAAATAACTTTCTATAATATTCCACGGCATATCTGTTTCAGAATATTTTTCAAAATCATCCTTTGTTTCTTCCTTTTTTGTTGCTTCCTTAGACATTTTATTATATTGAAATAATATATTTGTAATATATTATTTCAATTTTATTTTTTACACAATTATAAATAATATGTATAATTTTTAAAAATATATTAAATATTTATGATATGTCTCAAGAAAAAAAAACTATTTCAATCAATCCGTTATTATTTCAACTTTCAAAAAAAAATAAAACTATGAAAAAGGACAAAAAAGATAAACCCGTACCTATCATTTCACCTAATATATTAAAAAAGAATTTGCTTCAAAAAATAAAAGACCATCAAAATGAACAATCTAAAATGTCTGACAATACATTAAAAACTAATACAAAGGATACTATAATAGATAATGCTTTTTCAGAAGAATTTAAAAATTC